TCTCTCTATTCTCGTAAGAAACAAGGGTTTCTTCCTGCACTTATGGAGAAGATGTATACCGATAGAGTCAAGTATAAGAAGATGATGCTTGAGGAACAGAAGAAAGGTAAATCTGCAGATACCAATAAGTTGGCACAGTATCACAATATGCAGATCAATTTAAAAATTGCCCTAAACTCAGCCTACGGAGCCCTTGGTAATCAATGGTTTCGATTTTATGATGTAAGGAATGCCGAGGCCGTTTCAGTTGCGGGTCAGCTTTCTATTCGATGGGCTGAGAGGGCAGTTAACGAATACTTAAACAAGGTGTTAGAAACAGATGGAAGAGATTACGTTATTGCTTCCGATACTGACTCTCTGTACGTTACTTTGGATTCTCTCGTACAGAAGGTAGGTTTAGAAGATAAAGATAAAATTATCAACTTCATGGATACTGTTTGTGATGGTAAAATTCAAGATGTAATTGATGACTGTTATGGTGAATTGGCAGAGTATGTTAATGCATTTCAACAAAAGATGGTGATGAAAAGAGAGGTTCTTGCAGATGTGGGAATCTGGACTGGCAAGAAACACTATATTTTGAATGTTCATAATTCTGAAGGTGTCCAATACGAAGAACCTAAACTGAAGATTATGGGTATTGAGGCAGTGAAGAGTTCTACACCAGAACATTGTCGAAATGCCTTGAAGAAAGCATTCAAGATTGTTGTGAATGGTACTGAAGATGAGGTCATTGACTTCATTGAAAACTTCAAGAATGAGTTTAGAAAACTTGAACCAGAAGAAGTTGCTTTTCCTAGATCAGTTAAAGGTCTTGCCAAATACAGAGATCCAGTTACAGTTTATCGTAAGTCAACTCCCTTGCATGTGAAAGGATCTTTGATCTATAATATGATGTTGGATAAAAATAAACTTACTAAAAAGTATCCAAGGATTCAAGAGGGAGAAAAGATAAAGTATACATATCTTATGGAACCAAACCCAAGTGGTGATTCTGCCATTGCAATGTTGGGTACACTTCCCAAAGAATTTAAATTACAAGAATACATTGATTATGATCGTCAATTTGAGAAGTCTTTTCTTGATCCAATGAAAGGTATTCTTGAAAAGATTGGCTGGGATTACGAGAAAAAGTCTACGATTATGGATTTCTTTTCTTGACAAATATCTTTAACATGGTATAATAGGAGTATTACATGCAAATAGATTATGGTGGTTGGCTCACAGAAGATCTAAGAGAGTTATATTCTGAATTGATAAAGGAAAGAGATAGACTTGAAGATTTTTCTGATAGAGCACAAGCAAATCAAAATGCACTTATGGTTATGGCTGAAATTCAAAAAAGGAATGAAGATGAGTGATTATATGGATGATTTTTCATGGGGTAGAACTCTCGCCCTTGGTTGTATATTTTTGGGAGTAATTTTTATTATGGGGTTAATTCTATGAGTGATTACTTAGATGAACTAATGTCTGCTGCTGGGAACGATTACGCTTCCAAAGTGGCGGACGGAATGCTGGGGAACGTAGATGCTTACATTAATACAGGCTCTTACATACTTAATGCACTTCTTTCTGGAAGTATACATAAAGGTCTGCCGTCAAATAAAATTACTGCTTTCGCAGGGGAGTCAGCAACTGGAAAGACTTTCTTTATATTGGGTTTGTGTAAACAGTTTCTTACAGACAATCCTAGCGGGGGTGTTCTTTACTTTGAATCTGAGTCAGCGTTAACTCCTGAGATGGTTAGTGACAGAGACATAGATCCAAAAAGATTTATTCAGTTACCAGTTTCTACCATACAAGAGTTTGCACAACAAGCATCAAGGGTGGTAGATAAACACATTGAAAGGGGAGATGGGTCGCCTCTCTTACTTTGTCTTGATAGTCTTGGAATGTTATCTACAGCAAAAGAGGTTGGAGATATTACTGAGGGTGCAGACAAAGTTGATATGACTAAGGCACGAATTGTCAAAGGTGCATTCAGAGTTCTCACACTCAAACTGGCCAAGGCAGGTATTCCATTACTGGTTACCAATCACACATACAAACAAGTCGGAACCATGTTTCCTCAAGATGTGATGGGTGGTGGTTCTGGATTACAATATGCAGCATCTAATATCGTATTTCTCTCCAAGAGGAAAGAAAAGGTAGGTACAGATGTCATTGGAAATATTATTCATTGTAAAAATTTCAAATCCAGATTGACAAAAGAAAACAAGATGGTTGATGTCCTTTTGACTTATGATGCAGGTCTGAGTAAGTATTATGGATTACTTGAATTAGCTGAGAAGTATGATATAATAAAGAAAGTATCTACAAGGTATGAAATGCCAGATGGTGCAAAACTATATGGTAAACAAATCTTGAACGATCCAGAGAAATATTTTACAGAAGACCTTTTGACCAGACTTGATGAAGCAGCAAGTACTGAATTTACATACGGAAAAGGAACTGATGCCGAACCTAGCCCCGAAGATACCACCGAAGAAGTTGAAGGATAATTGGTTCCAAGTTTGTTCCAATCCAGAAGATCCAGATGATGAAGGCCTTTGTATTCAAATAATCGAAGGCCCATTCAGTCATGTCGTGGTAAAATTTAAAAACTTTCAAACATATAAAAAACTCAATGATGATGGTTCACTTGATTGTGATTATCAATATGATATTGTACATGCACCATCTACTATTGGAGAAGAAAATATTACAGATGAACAAGGAGAAATCTTTGAAAAGAAACTTGGTGAATCAATAATCGAACTATTATGGGAGTCAGCAAAGAATGAGAACAGAAGCAGCAATACTGAAAAATCTAATACAGAATGAGGAATATACCAGAAAGGTTTTACCATTCTTAAAAGAAGATTACTTTACGGAAAATGCTGATAAAACTCTTTATGGTACAGTAAACGAATTTGTAAACAAATACAACTCTCTTCCATCAGAGGAAGCTCTTCAGATTGAATTGTCTGAAGTTAAAATGAATGAAGAAGAGTATAAAGATTCATTACAGCTCCTGAAGGACATAGGAAATGATGGAGAAGATTACACAGACCTCAACTGGTTACTCGACAAAACAGAAAAGTTCTGCCAAGATAAAGCAATCTATAATGCAGTGGTGGAGTCAATCGGTATTTTGGACAATCCAAAAACTGATCAAGATAAAGGAGCTATCCCTGAGATTCTTTCTGATGCCCTTAGCGTCAGTTTTGATCCTCATGTGGGTCACGATTACCTTGACGATAGTGATGAGCGTTTCGATTTTTACCATCGCGTGGAAGAAAGGATTCCTTTCGACTTGGACTACTTCAACAAAATCACAAAAGGTGGACTCCCTCAAAAAACACTAAACATTTGTCTGGCAGGAACTGGTGTAGGTAAGTCTTTGTTCATGTGTCATGTGGCATCATCATGTTTATCTCAGAATCAAAATGTACTTTATATTACATTGGAAATGGCAGAAGAGAAAATTGCAGAGAGAATTGATGCAAACATGCTAGATGTTGCAGTGGATGACCTTCATGCACTTCCAAAAGACCTATATGATAGGAAAATAAATAATTTAAGAACAACAACAAAGGGTAAACTGATAGTCAAAGAATACCCTACTGCATCGGCAAATGTAAATCATTTCCGTTCATTATTGAATGAGTTGAATCTAAAACGATCATTTGTTCCAGATATTATCTTTGTGGATTATATTAATATTTGTTCTTCATCAAGGATACGGACAGGAGCAAATGTAAACTCTTACACCTATATCAAATCTATTGCAGAAGAGTTACGAGGTTTGGCAGTAGAACACAAGATTCCAGTTGTGAGTGCAACTCAAACAACAAGGTCGGGGTATTCAAATACAGATGTGGGTTTGGAAGATACATCTGAGAGTTTTGGACTTCCAGCCACGGCAGATCTTATGTTTGCAATTATATCTACTGAACAGATGGAAGAATTAGGTCAGATAATGGTAAAACAGTTGAAGAATAGATATAATGATCCAACTGTAAATAAAAAGTTTGTTGTTGGTATAGATAGGGCCAAGATGAGGCTTTATGATGTAGACCAATCTGCTCAAGATGAGTTGGTTGATAATGGTCAAGAAGATGACACACCATCTTTTGATGTGGCAACTGGTGGTAAATTTAAAAAACGTGATTTCACAGGATTTGATTATGAGTAATCGAGCACAAAGAAGGGCTGAAGAACGAGCCAAAAAGAAACAAGGTATCAATACAGAACAAGTAGAAGTAGAATTTATGCAACCTTGGTCTGATGTTCTGATGAAAACCAGATTAACAGATGAAGTTCTTGAAGCAATGATCGACATTACCGATCAAATTCTACAAGATCCAGATCGTAAAAATTGGGGAGATAATCTTGCAGGTCAGATTCAAGATGAACCTCTGATCCCGCATCAGATGTTGATGGATTATAAAATTGGTAAAGATGGAAACGTATTCAACTGGTTAATGAATATGGTTGGTGAATATGTCAAAGCATGTTCAAGGCAACAAGCCACTTCTGCAGATTATGATAAAGTAAAAGATGTAGAATGGCTCACTCAAATGAAGAGTGCTTGGGTAGTTAGTCAATGGGAGGGTGAATACAATCCAATTCATATACACACAGAATGTGCAATGTCTACTGTTTTGTATCTTAAAGTGCCTGAGTTTTTACCATCTACAAAACCAAAACGTGATGATGATGGTTGTATTATGTTTATTGGTGCAGGTCACCAGAATGCAAGACTGACTCGTAATATTATTAAACATAAGCCAAAGCCAGGAGATTTCTTTCTATTTCCTGCACACCTTCAACATTGTGTCTATCCTTTTAAAACTGAAGATGATGCAGAAAGAAGGAGTGTTTCATTTAATGCTGACTTTATAGCAAAACATGAATTTGAAAAACAACAGGAAATGGTAAGACAACAACAGCAACAACAGGCTCCACCTAAACCAATGCCAGGTGCTCCTGAGAAACTAACCATTAGAACAGACGATTCAATTTAATGGAAAAAATGGGTTCAAAGGGTGGTGCTGA